AATATTATACGGATGGCCGCTTTACCAATTTGAATTTCAATTTTGAATTTCTTTTAGGAATTACGACTATGCCATTCGGTACTCACTATATATTGAGTACCAATCACCGATTGCATAGCCAAATCTATTGAGTACCGATTGACCAAGTCAATGACTCCTCCTAAGCGTTTTCAAATATATGCCAAAAACTATTTCCTCACTTATCCACAGTGCTCTCTAACCAAAGAGGAAGCACTTTCCCAAATCCAAAACCTAAACACCCCAACTAATAAAAAATACATAAAAATCTGCAGAGAATCGCACGAAGATGGGAGCCCTCATCTCCACGTGCTTATCCAGTTCGAAGGGAAATACAAGTGCCAGAATAACAGATTCTTCGACCTGGTCTCCCCAACCCGGTCAGCACATTTCCATCCGAACATTCAGGGAGCTAAATCCAGCTCCGACGTCAAGTCCTATATCGACAAGGACGGAGACACCCTCGAATGGGGAGAATTCCAGATCGACGGACGATCTGCACGAGGGGGACAACAGACAGCCAATGACGCTTACGCCGCAGCACTTAACAGCGGAAGTAAGTCAGAGGCTCTTAGAGTACTTAGGGAACTAGCCCCTAAGGATTATGTATTACAATTTCATAATTTAAATAGTAATTTAGATAGGATTTTTACACCTCCTTTAGAGGTTTATGTTTCTCCTTTTTCTTCTTCTTCTTTTGATCAAGTTCCGGAAGAACTTGAAGAATGGGTTTCCGAGAATGTAAGGGATGCCGCTGCGCGGCCATGGAGACCCAATAGTATTGTGATTGAGGGCGATAGTCGTACGGGTAAGACCATGTGGGCCAGATCATTAGGCCCACATAATTATCTGTGTGGTCACCTTGATCTCAGTCCAAAGGTGTACAGTAACGATGCTTGGTATAACGTCATTGATGACGTAGACCCCCACTATCTAAAGCACTTTAAAGAATTCATGGGGGCCCAAAGGGACTGGCAAAGCAACACTAAGTACGGGAAGCCCATTCAAATTAAAGGCGGAATTCCCACTATCTTCCTCTGCAATCCAGGACCAACGTCATCATATAAAGAGTACCTGAATGAGGATAAGAATTCAGCATTAAAAGCCTGGGCATTAAAGAATGCGGAATTCATCACCCTCACGGAACCACTGTACTCAGGTACCAATCAAAGTGCAACACAAAATAGCCAAGAGGAGGCCAGTTCGCAGGCGGAGAGTTGATCTAACGTGCGGGTGCTCATACTACTTCGGCATAGACTGCGCAAATCATGGATTTACGCACCGGGGAGTTACTCACTGCAACTCAATGCGAGAGTGGCGTGTATACCTGGACGATCAGAAATCCCCTCTATTTCAAGATAACCAAGCACCACGAGAGACCATTCAACACCAACCACGACATCATAACGATCCATATACAATTCAACCACAACCTGAGGAAAGCGTTGGGAATACACCAGTGTTATCTGATCTTCCAGATCTGGACTCGCTTACAACCTCAGACTTGGCGTTTCTTAAGAGTATTTAGGGTTCAATGTATGAAATATTTAGATAATTTGGGTGTAATTAGTATTAACAATGTAATTAGAGCATGTAATCATGTATTATGGGATGTATTAGAGGGCACAATCGATGCTCAATTATCAAATATAATAAAATTCAATCTTTATTAATTCTGAACAGAATCATAGAAATAGATCCTGATCTTCAAAGTAGCATACACTGGATTACTAGCATGAGTACAGGCCATATACAATAACAAGGCGTTCTCCGTATGATTGTCATACTTAGCAGCCTCTTGATGATTATAAACTACATAATTATTAATCTTCATGAACTTCCTAACCAATGCCTGTTCCTTAGAAGCATATTGACCACCTGTGACTGTTGCAGTGAATTTCCGTAAGACTTGATAACGATCTCGAAGATCATTCTTGATAGTAGCAGTACTGGGCTCGTTGTCATACATGTTAAACACCTGACCAAAATCCATAGCAGTACCAAAGGGCCTTCTATCACGAACAAGATAAAACATCACAGTGTTCGTATGGTTCTTGGTTTTGATATTTTCATCCATCCATATTTTACCCAATACATAAACGGACTTCACACAGAATCTCTTACCAACACGATGCGTAAGCCCACTACCACGCGTGACATCACTAACACATAATACTTTACCAACATGGGATATGTCGTGCCTCTGTTCATACGATTGGACCTTACATGGGCCTTCACAACCTTTGGGCACATCAGGACTTCTGTACATTCTGTACATTCTGGGCTTCCGGTACATGGGCCTGTTGGTCCATGATCTTGCTTTGGTGACGCGGACAATGGGGGCAGCAGCACGGCTCACATATGGGCTGTCGAAGTTGAGACGGCGACGTACTTTCGAGGCGGGAGTGGAAATGAGTATATCGGCGGGTCGCTTCGACATAATTGCGAGCACGGATAACTGAAATTAAATCACGTACAAGATCGTACCCAATCGTATCGGGAGAGTAAGTATCTTCAACTAGTTGAAGGTATTTTACTGCTAACATACACCTAAAACCGTGAACGGTTTCGGGAAACTCGTTTAGTAATGGATCCCACATAGTGCGGAGAGCACTACTTGCTGAGCAAGTTTAAATAAGGGACCACAAAACAATTAAGCTTTGAGAGAGCGTTCTGATTGGGGGACATTTGTTAGTGGTGGGACCATTTTAAAAGAATCGCGGCCATCCGGT